TAATCAAAAAGGCCCGCTGGATCGCTCCAGCGGGCCTTTCCCAAAGCGTGCCAACGCTTATTACTGAGGGCGAAGCGTCGAGACGACTGCACCCAAAATCTTGAGGTCCTTGGCGGCGACTTCCTGCTTGTCACCCCGCGAGCCTTCGACCATGACCTTGCTCGACTTGGCAAAAGACGGGGCGATGCGGATCACTTCCATACCGCCGTTGACTTCGATCACGTAGGTATCGAACTCGTTCGAGACGGACTGGACGCTGGAGTCCACGAACAGGCGAGTGTCCTGACGCAAGCCGAACGCATCGGCATTGTGACCGAGGACGTAGACCTTGAGCGTGCGGACGCTTTCCACGTAACTCTCGGCCAGCGATCGCGGCATCGCGAAAGTTCCACTGTTGTAGGAACCATCCCGGCCGAAAGTGATCTCGTCCACATTGACGGTCGCTTCGGCCGCATTCATGTCGCCGACGGCCTTGACGCCGTGTTCCCCGAATGCGAGGAAGGATGGCGAGACCTTGAGGACCCGCGCCAGTGCTTCGACGATCGGGATCGGCGGCATGATTGTGTTGCGTTCGTAAGCGACAATGGTGCCACGGCACTTGTCGGCCGCCTTGGCGAGTTGATCCTGCGTCACATTTTCACGCAGTCGGGCATAGGCCAGTCGCCCGCCCAGTGATCCGAGATCGAGATCGCTGTCAGAACCAGCGAGATCAGAGCGGCGTGCAACAGCAGGCACAGCGTGCATCTGGATTTTTGCTTTGGACTTCCCGGTGACACGTCCGCCGGGAGGCTTCGTAAGGGTTGCGTGAGCAGCCATGTCTAGTTTCTCCATTTGTTTCGGTGATTCGCTTACTAGGGCAAAGACCGATTCGGTGTCAAGCGAAAATGCAGTCAAGATCATTTAGAATGTTCTCAACTGCATTTTTGACCCGTCAAATAGGAGGAATATATCAGGATTCCAAGACGGACCAATCTTTTGACAGATCGCTGTATCCGCCTAACCGCTTCCCTACTGGATCAGTCAGACTGGCGTCCTGATCCATGATAAAGACCTGAGGCACAGTGTTTGTTCCGGTCTTCTGATAAAAATCCTGACGGAGCGAATCATCGGTCAGATCGACTTCGGTGTAGGTATAGCCACGCTTCACAAGCTCCATCTTGAGGAGCGAGCAAAACGGGCACCCGAGCTTGGAGTAGACGACGATCTGCATCACGCGTTATCCTCGAACTTGGAAACGAAGTTCCACGTATTCTCATCCCAGCCGGTCACGCCGCCCTTGGCATACTCGGTCGATCGGCCTTCGAAGAAGTTGGTGTGCGTGTGGGCAGCCATCATCTCGTCGATCCAGTCGAGTGGGTTTTCCTTCTGGCGGTAGATCGGCTTGAGACCCAACTGGATCATGCGGCGATCGGCCGTGTAGCGGATGTAGGTCTTGGTCTCCTCGGCCGTGATGCCGGCGACCTCGCCCATGGCGAACATGAGGTCGATGAAGCGGTCTTCGAGCCGCACCATGTCCTTGGCGATCTGGCGGATGGCTGCCTTGACATCTTCGTTCCAGAGCTTCGGGTTCTCCTTGATCATGGTGTGGAAGAGCTTGAGCATACATTCGACGTGCAGAGTCTCGTCACGCAGCGACCACTCAACGATGGTGGACATGCCCTTCATCAGGTTGCGGCGCTTGAAGCTCAGCAGGACAGCGAAGCTGGAGAAAAGCTGCATACCTTCCCCGAAGGCCGAGAACACCGCCAGATCGAGCGCCAGACGCTCACGCGGGGTGAACCGCCGGCCGTCAGTCCCTTCGGTCCGATCAGCGAACATATACTCGTGTTTCTCAGCCATCTCGGCGTATTCGGCAAAGGCGCTGTAATCGGACTCCGGCATCCCGACCGTATCGATCAACTGAGAATACGAGTGGATGTGGTTGGCTTCCTGCGTCGCAATTGCCGAGAGCATCATGCGAATCTCGGTCGGCTTGAACATCGGGATGTAGACATCAAGGTAGCCGTGCGTGATGTCTTCATCACCCTTGGTGAAGAAGCGGAAAAGCTGGGTGAGAAGATTCTTCTCGGATGGGGTGAGCTTTGAGTTCCAGTCATGCACATCCTCTTGAAGAGGAACTTCGGATGGAAGCCAATGAGTCTTCTGCAACATATCGTAAGCTTCGAACGCCCACGGAAACTGGAAAGGCTTGTATGCAGCGCTCTTCTTAAAAATGGACATCTTTCCAAATCTTTCTTGTCTTAATGCGAGAAATCACTGTGGCATCTATGCCGTAATCTCTTGCTATTTCTTTTTGCTTGTCTCCGCTTGCTAGGCGGCGTTTAATTTGAGATACATCGACTTCGGTAAGCTTTGCTTGGGTATGTTGTTCGCCTTTCATAGCGGCGAAGCCAAGAGTTCTTCCTTTTTCAGCTTTGTCATCCATGTTGTCCTTGTTCGTGCCTTCGAACAAATGCTCTGGACGAACACATGCAGGGTTATCGCAACGATGGCAGGCTTGGAGATTACCTAGGGGACCGTGTAAACGCTCGTAAGCGAAGCGATGAGCCCTAGCGTTCTTCTGTTTCTCACCGTCCCAGAACAACCCGTAGCCGTCCTTGTCCAATGATCCTTGCCACTCCCAACAACCAGTTTCTGACACTTTGAACATAGCGTCGAAACGTTCATTGTTGGTGAGACCGCGCTGTCCTTGGAAGCTGGTCACAGCCGGTAGCGGTGTTCTCGGGCGATGATCCGGCGCGGCCAGACAGCGGTGTTCCCGCCCACATGGAAGGAACCGTCGGGGTTGACTTGGGTGACCTCGTAGTCACCGGGTGGGATGATGCAGTCGGGCTCATCTCCAAGCGTCACGATGTCACCGACGACGGGGAGGAAGTCGGGATCGATACCCATCAGTAGGTCTCCGGCATGATGGTATGCAGATCGGTGATTTGACACCCCCGAATCTCACCACTTTCGGTATAGAGCATAACGTGATTTTGACGGTGAATCTGAGCATAGACCCTCCCCCAAATGGTGCGCTTGAGACGAGGAGTCCGCCCCGGCTTGATGTGGCTGGGGTGGGGCTGGTGGGGGTATTCGTAACCGACTACCCGACCCACCAGATCGCCCTTGAAATCGGGAAAAGCATCAGCATAGCTATCGAGAAAATTATCCTTCACAGGCGAGGCATCCTTCATCTTCGGGCATGACCATTTCCAGCGCAGCCACCTTGGTGTTCATGTTCTCAGCTTTCTTGGGAGCCTTGGACCGCACATAATACATACTTTTGCTACCACCGGCCCAAGCCATGAAGTGCAGTTCGAGCATGTAGTCGGCGTCCACGAATGCGGGCACCGAGATGTTAAGGCTAACGCCCTGATCGACGTAGCCGGAACGATCGTTCGCCATCTGAATGGTCAGGCGCTGGTCGGTCTCGAAGGCGGTGGCGAACACAGCCTTTTCCTGATCGGTCAGGAAGTCCAGATGCTGGACCGAACCTTCGTGGAGCAGGATGTCCTTCCAGACTTCCTTGGTGTTCTTGCCCTTGGTTTCGAGCAGGCGAACCAGCGACGGATTCTTAACGGTGTGCGAACCGGTCAGAGTCTTGTGGATGAAGATGTTCTCCGGCCACTGTTCGATGGACGGCGAGATCGGACCCTGCGGCACGAAGATCGACGACGAAGCATTCGGAGCCACAGCCATGCGGTGGGAGAAGCGATGCCCGGTGCCGGCCATGTCTGGCGCTTCACCGCGTTCAGCACCGAGCTTGAGCGAAGCCGCGATCGTCTTCTTCTGCAAGTCTTCGAACATCATCACGTTGTAGGCGCGAGCAAGGTCACTGCCCCACACGATCCCGTGATCCTGCAAGTAGGTGTGGAGGCCCATGCCGCCCAGACCGACCGACCGCTCGTTCTTTGCTGAGGCGACAGCACGCCACAGTTCCGGAGGAGCCTTCGCGATGAAGTCATCCAGCGTGTTGTCGAGCATCCGCATGAGGTCTTCGATGAAGAGCGGGTGATCCTTCCACTCATCGTAGGCCGCGAGGTTCGGACTCGACAGGCAGCAGACCGCTGTGCGATCTTCGGCCGTCGGAAGCATGATCTCCGTGCAGAGATTCGAGTGATTGATCTTGAGGCCCTTGTCCTTGAGAGGCTGGGGCAGCGCACGATTGGCGGTGTCCTTGAACAGGATGAAGGGCTCGCCGGTCTGGTGGCGCGTCTCGACGATCTTCCGCATCAGAGCGCGGGCGTTGACCGTCTTCTTGATCTCGCCGGTCTTCGGGCTGCGGAAGTTCCACTCAGCATCGGCCAGACAGGCGCGCATGAAGTCGTCTGTGATGTTGATGGCGTGGTGAAGGTTCAGTGCCTTGCGGTTTGCGTCACCACCCGACGGCTTGCGAAGCTCAAGGAACTCATCCGTTTCCGGGTGCGAGATGTCGAGATAGGCGCAGTAGCTACCGCGCCGGGTCTTACCCTGCGAGAACGCCAGCATGTAGCGATCGAGGATGCAGACAAACGGGATGCCGCCGGACGACGCCGAACCCTTGGATGTGCCTTCCGCGCCGCGCACAGCGATGTAGCCACCAACACCACCACCGAGGCTGGAGAGCCACGAAGTCTCTTCGTAGTGGGCGTTGATGCCCTTGCGGCTGTCGGCCATGTAGTTGAGGTAGCAGGAGATCGGAAGACCGCGCTCGGTGCCGCCATTGGAGAGTAGCGGGGTGGCGAACATGAACCAGCCCTTGGAAGCATAATCGTAGAGTCGCTGGGCATGTGCGGCGTCATCGGCGAAGGCTGCCGAGGCGCGGGCGAACGCATGTTGAGGACTGGTCTCCCCTTCAACCATGTAGCGATCTTGTAGGGTTTCAATGGCGTGCGGAGCGAGCAGAGCGTCGCGCCCGAGATCGATAATGACCTCGTTCGGGGAGACTGGCATGAGTTTTGGGTGTCCGTAGATGAAGTGAAAACGGCCGCACAGTATAGCGAAAATGTCGGTGGTGATCAAGGAGTAAATTTGCTGTGCAGCAAATATACCGCTTGACACGAATTAGTGCTGGAGGACGGTGGAGAGACCCTTGGCTACGCTGAACCGAGGAAGCGCCAGACCAGTTCCGTAGACCCAACGACCGAACTCTGGGTGGACCCGTTCACCGTAGGAGCCGATCTCAATCTCGGCGAGTTCCAGATCGAAGCCAATGTCAGTGGCAACAATATCCGGATCGATCCCACTCAGGACACCGACCACTTCGCGGGCGTCATGCATGACGCGATCGACAGTCGCATCTTCGACAGTGACGAAGAGTTCGGCCTTCATGAATCCAGTCTGGTAGAAGATGTTCTGGACTGGCTCATGGCGGAAACAAGGTGTCACACCGATGTATGCGCCGGGCTTGAGACCCATGGACAAAAAGCCTTGCTCGGCAGACCCCACGAGGTAGTGGGCTTCTTCGAAGGCATCAGTCGCGCCGATCCATTTACCATCATGGTCGCGGTGGTCAAAACGGGGACCGGCAACGTAGACAGGAAACTCCGGCGGTAAGGTGGCGCGGATCGGTGCCTCAGGCACTAGCCAAGGGACTTCCTTGTAGACGTAGCCGCGTTTCTGATACTCCGTGACCGCCCGGCCGAGTAGCGCGTAGTCGATCATGGGTGTCATATCAGTCATCGTCCTCTTGGTCTTCGTCGCCGAAATCGTCTGGCCCCATGATGAAGTCGCTGCACATCTCGCAAAGCTGGGTGCATTCATCGACCCACGGACCGGTATCACCACACTCCATGCATTCGTCAGGATCGGGAATCCGTTCGAGGACCTTACCGTCCTTGTCAACAAGGAACCGACCCTCAGCCGTCTCGACGATCTCGGGATAGAAAACCGGTTGGGCCTTGATCTCAGTCATCACAGTTCTCCTGCCTCGCGGCAAACTCAGGGCAAAGCTCAGCGACCTTGCGATGCTGATCGTATCGGTAATCCGCCCACGGATCATCTTCACCACCAACGAGACGGACAAAGCCGGTCTGCTCGTTGACCACACGGGCTCGGGTATATCGCTCGCCCTGCCCATCGTCACGAAAGACGTGATAATCCGGCGTTTCGATCCCGGCGTCTTCCATCTCGACCAGAAGCGCTTCGAAGCGCTTGCGCCATTCCATGGGCATGACTTGCAGTGCGAGCTTGGGCAGCACCAAGTAAGGCGTCCGGGCAAGCCGAAGATCGAACGGACACTGCTCCATGACCATGGCCTCAGCCATCACGGTTCTCCCGCACACCCGACTCGAAAGCCCGCTTGGTGACAGCCGCCATCGCGGCAAGGTCTGCAAGGGTCACAGTCGGGTGATGCTTTACCAGCCACCCTTCGATCGCTCCGATCACATCGGAGAGTTCGACCAGCGCCATGATCTGGACGTTCTGGTCAAGAGCATCGGCGAACTCGTCGATCTCTTCGTAAATCTTGGAGTCCTCACCGAACACACCGCGAGCGATCACAGCCTTGTGATAGCCCAGCAGGGCGTCGATGGTCTCATCGGGATCAGCCACGCTTCTTCATCCTCTTGCGAAATGCACGGTTCTCGACAGCCATTGCCTTGCGTCGCTGGGCCCGGTTCAAGCCTGCGTATCGGGGATCGATGTTGTCAACGAAAGTCAAACCGGACTTCATGTCGAACAAAGCGCCAGTGGAATCCCACTCGTCAAATCCATAGGATTCCATGTCCATGTGAGTGATCACTTGCCGGCTACCACATCGATCACTACGGCGAGACCAACAGCAGCGAGCAGAAGGATCGCGGTGGCCTGAATCCAAGAAAGCTTTCTATCCATTTTCTTTCCCCTGTTTTCAAGTCACCGCATATCCATAATGGCGGTGGTTGTCAATCGAAAGTTAATCGATTCGATGAATCCGCGCACCGGGAACGGCACGTTCAATCATCAGGGCGACTTCTTCGACATCGGCCGAAAGGTCCAGCGATGCAATCACACCGAACTGACCGAAGGCGACCAACTTGGTCTCTTGCTGGGTGGCGTCCGGACAAAGAGCAAACAATGCCCGGCCGTCAATGAAGTAGGGTCCGTTGTCCTTGTCAACGAAGCGGAGAAGGTCCATCACTTGTCCACTTCGAAGGTGCGCTCATACGTCTCGGCGGGATTTTCCTCGGCGTATTTGCGGCTGACAAACCGGCCCGTGATGGCCGAGACGAAGCGCTTGAAGCGCCGGCGGAGATTGAAGCGGCTCATGAGCCGATATACTTCAAGAGAGCTTTGATGATCAGGACAGCGATGGTGATGACGACACCAATACCACCCAGCCACATCAGAATCGCAACGCAGCCGATCGTGGCCTGAGCCTTCTCAAAACTGTTCATGGGCATGTAATAATTTCCTTGTTGAGGATTACGCCTTGTCGGCGCGGTTCTGGGCATCGGCGTCGGTGTATTTCATCCCGGCGTAGCGGACGCTGAGCTTGGCGATGTTCTGGTCCAGAACCGTCTCAAGCTTGACGCCGGAGAGTGAGCGCATGGTGATGAGTTGGCATTCCATACGGAACAGGGCCACAGTCAGAGCATCCCGATCGAGCGGCTTGTTGTAGACAACATGCTTCTTGACTTGATCGAGGATTTGGCTGGCAGCCATGTTGATCAGAGCCGCGACGACCATCGGCTGGTCCGACTGGTAGAAATCGAACCGCTGCTCGTAAAGGAACTCACGCGTGATGCCGACGTTGGTGCGAAGCTGCTGGAGATAGAACTCCATGTCGCCCATTTCTTCGATCAGGTTTTCCAGATCGAGTTCGGTGCGGTCGCTCAGTTCGAAGCTGAAAAGAGCCTCGGTGATCTCACCAGCCTCACCGGAGATGCCGGTGGCAGCGTGCCACATATCGACCTTTTCAGGGGTCAACGATGCAAGGATGTCGTTGCCGGGCTTCGCCAGTGCGGCAACGAGTTCGGGGTGCGTCAGATTCAAGGCGAGTTCCTTAGGCTGCGATCGAAGAGGGAGCGGAATCCGCGTTGGCGATTTTCGCCGACCCGTTCTGGGCCACGTATTCCTCAGCGAATTTCCAGACCGCGTTGCGGAAATCCACATCAGTAAGAAGGTAACGCATGTAGGTGCCAACGACCTGAGCCGTGGTAGGAAGGCTGTGACCGGTCGGATCACCGCCTTCGTTATCCAGCGAGACGTTGTAACGACCGGTAGTGAGGTCCTTATCGATCAAGGAGATCGTCATCTTGGCAGGCTGTTCGGTCATCGGCATTTCCGGGTTGTCCCGCGTCATGCTGTCAATCAGGTCGCGACCGAAGGCGACAACGCCATCCGCAAACTCTTCGGTGGCAACAATCGTATTCAGATAGAACGCCGTGAAATATGCGGCGGTAGCCTGTCCGTCATCGATCTCGGTTCCAGATGCCGAGAAATCAACCTTGTAGGTGGCCGCTGCAAGATCAATGTCGCTAACAGTCAAGGTGACGAATGCCATAATAAGTTACTCCAGTTACAGGCAAAGTTATCCTCCAGAAGAAGGACATGCCTTCTACAGGAGACGCAGCTTGTCGAGAAAGCGCATCTGGAACTCTTGGATCGCGTAGGGCTCTTGGCCCGGCGCGGCCCGCCGATTGGTGATTTTTTGACCTGCTGGGAGCTTCGCAATCAATTCGTCAATCAGAGCTTCGGATTCGTGTTCCCCCTCAATGGGCTTGATCCAGTCGGCCGTGATGCCAAAGCATACACCACCGGCGGCTTCAACGGCCCGCATTTCATTGGGGAAGCGCACATCAGTGATCACGGTGTCCCGTCCACTGGTGAGCCCTATCGCAGTGCTGATCCAGAGATCATCTGCGATGAGTTGGCGACCCCATTCCGTCCCCAAAGTCTGCATCGCAAACCTTGGTGTTTGACCCGAAAGGTAGGAAGTCGGCATCTCTTTGAGATCGCCTTCTACCATTCGTTCGACAGTCTGAGCATCAAGACCACGATAGGTCAAGAAACATCTCAGCATGTCTTTCAAGGCCCCCGCAAACTTGACGTTCTGGTAACCCTGAGACAGCAGCACGAGGGCCGCTGTATCTTTGCCTGATCCCTTCCGACCTAGTAGGCCGATGAGCTTCGGTGCCGATGTCATGCTTCTGATACTTTCTCTAACATGGCGCAAGTGGTCACGGTAGTCCGTGCAAAATTAGCGCTGAGTTGATGGAACCTGATAGTCAAACTGGCGGTTTTAAGCCATTTCTCATGCGACAATGACCAGTCGTTCTGCCGCACGAGTGATGGCCGTGTAGAGCCATTTGTCGGCATCTTCCCGGAACGAACCCGAATCATCGTGAACGATCACTTCATCCCACTGACTGCCTTGCGCCTTGTGGCAAGTGATCGCCCAGCCGAAGTCAAGCTGGTGGTCATTGATTCGCGAACGGAAGGCCCGGTCCTTGGTCGTGGTGGCGAAGTTCTTGACGCGGCCGAAATGCTCTTCCAGAAGTCCTTGGTAGCAGAACATCGAATAGGCTTTGCCTTCCTCATCGCGAATCTTCGCAAGGAAACGGTCGGCACCATCAGCAGCCATTCCGTGATCCTCAGCGGAGAAAACTTGTGTCCCGTTGACGAGATTCGGATAGGTCCGACTGTTGCGGCACATGATCAGCGGCTCACCCTTGTGGGGCAAGGTATCGAGAAAGCCGCCTTCCTTGCGCATCTTGCTGGTCTGCTTCCAACGGTTCTTGTTGGTGCCGACGATCACCTGAGCATCCCGATCCAGATCGAGTGTGTAGATGTCCTTTTTCGCCGGCACGATCAGAACACCGTTACCGTAGTCACCATAGTCACCCCGCTGGCCCTTGCGAACCAGAGTGGCAAGGTGGATGATCGGGTTGTCGGCAGCCTGCCGGTGGACTTCGGTCAGGAAGGCATCCGGGGAACCATTGAGAAAGCCGGGGTCTTCACCAACCGGTGGAAGCTGGCCGGGATCACCCATCACGAGGATGGGAATCTCGAAGTCCATGAGGTCTTCGGCCATCTGCTCACCGACCATGGAGCCTTCGTCCACCACAATGAGGTGGATGTCAGACTGCACGAGACGCGAGTCGGGGTTGAGTGAGAAGCGGAGATCGTTCAGATCGTAGGCGCGATCGAGGTCACGGGTGAGGATGTGAATCTTCTTCTCGGCTTCGTGGAGATCAGCCTTCAAGTTGCCCGACGGCGGAGCTACGCTACCAGCCTTGAGCATGGTGACGAAGGTCTTCATCTCAGCCAACTCGCGCTCCAGCGCCTCGGCCTTCTGCGGCTTTGGCGTGTAGATCAGCGAGTGGATTGTCGAAGGGTAGACGTTGATGCCTTGAGCCCGGAGCTTGGTTCCCATGACCTTGGCGGCCTTACCAGTCGGCGCACAGAAGGCCACCTGTTCAGGATCAAGCCCAAGGGCGTCTAGGATGTCAGGCAGGATGGTGGACTTACCGGTGCCTGCAAATCCACACATCACGAACACCTGCTTCATCGCGGTGCTGTTCTTGAACCATTCGCGGATGCGGCGCACGGCGTCTCCCTGCTGTGGGGAAAGCTCGAACATTGGAGTTCCTTAGTCGAAGGTGACCTTGACTTTGTAATTGACATGCTCACCGTTTACCCGGTGAAGGGTATAGGCAATCACTGTAAACAACATCATCAAGATGAAGGGCACAATGATCGATACCACCGTCACCGGGTAAGACAGGAGTCTGAGGATCAGCTTGAACGCAAACCGCCCCGCTCCCTTGACTTTCTCAGGCTCGTTAATCCAGTAAAGGAGGGTCCCGGCGAAAAGCACGAGAATGCTGAGAGCGAGCATGAGGGTCTGGAGAGAGGAGTCGGTCAGGACCATAGCGTGATCAGTCAGCCTTCGCGGCAGCCGACGTGGGTGTCGGAGCTTCGCTCGCGGTGGTGCGAATCTCGAACAGTGCGAGACCCGACGACAGGAGATCACGGAACTCCTGTTCGGCGATCACGAGCGAGCCACGACCACCGACGTTCACCGTGTAGGTGACAGTCGGAACGTTGGGACCGAAGATCGCTTCGATGAACACATTACGGCCCGGTCCTTCGATCAAGGCGGCCTGAATGAAGATGCCCGGATGCTTTTCGTAGGGCTGGGTAATCGACGCCTCGGGAAGACGCGTGATGAAATCGAAAGGGTTGGCGACCTGATTGGTCATGCTCTGTCTCCTGTGAGTGATGGGCGATGGGGAGGCGCAGAGGCGTGGGTGCGCCTCCCCATCTAACCGTTAGTCGAAGTTGCGGACCCGGCGACCACCACCGGCGGCACCACGACCACGACGGGGAGCGGGAGCTTCCTCCTCTTCCTCTTCGACCGGAGCAGCGGCAGCCCGACCACGGCGGGGAGCAGGAGCTTCTTCCTCCTCTTCCTCGACCGGAGCAGCAGCCTTACGACCACGACGCGGAGCAGGAGCTTCGGGCTCGTCTTCCTCCTCTTCTTCTTCGACAGGAGCAGCGGCACGGCGACCACGGCGCGGAGCAGGGGCTTCTTCCTCCTCCTCTTCCTCAACCGGGGCAGCAGCGCGACGACCACGGGCCGGAGCCGGTGCTTCCTCTTCCTCTTCTTCCTCGGGCGGCGGAGCGATCGCCTTCTTCTTCTTGGCGGCCGGTGCCGGCTCTTCGAAGTCGTCTTCGTCGTCGTAATCACCGTCACCAGTGAGCCCGGCCAGTTCTTCGGCCGTCATCCAGCCAACGATCTTGAGAACCGGCGACCATTTGATCTTGCCGTGCTTCTTGACCTTGGGCACGTAGGATTCCGCACCGAGTTCGATGATCGGAAACTCGCCGGGGTGCTGGGCAAACACGCGACCGTAAGCGGCCGAGAGCTTGCGAAGCTGGCGGACCTGACCACCGGTGGAAGTCTTCCAGAGCAGCGGGGTGCCGACGGCTTCGTCCTGATCGTCGGTGCCATAGCTCTCCAGAACGAGGCTGATGGAAGCGGCTTCGCGCCAACCATCGTCATCGTCATAGGGTCCATGATCTTCCAGTTCATGTTCCATCGGCGGCTTGCCATCGACCACGGGAACGAGGATTTCTTCCTCGACCGCGCTCTCGACCCAGCACATCCAGCCGAACGCGAGGGTTCCCATGTCACCGACGACGCGGCTCTTTGCGGGAAGGTCTTCGTCGTCCTGACCGAACGACCAGCGGCCGTCGTTGCCATTGAACTTGAGGTAGGCACCGTCTGCCACACCCTTGCCGGCTTCCGCCCAAGGGTTTGCACCGGTGGTAGCGACATCACGGCCGCCGGACTGAGGAACAAGCTGTCCCATAGTTACTCCATTTTTAGAGGGGGTTTCCGGGCGACCCGCCCGGCGAGGGCAGATTAGTCCTTGAGGACGCTCTTGAGCTTGGCGAGGACCTTGGCCGCTTCGACAGCCTTGTCGATGTCGGCGCGAACTTCATCGATCGCCTTGTCCGCTTCTTCACGGATGCTGCTGATCTGGGCTTCGGCGTCGGACAGCACGTCTTCGATCCGCTCTTCGAGAGCGTTCACGGTTTCGTCGTTCTGAGCGAGGAAGATGTCGAGCTTGGCATCAAGCGCGACCACGAAGGCGACAAGCGAGTCGCTGCTGCGTGCGATGAAACGCAGCAGCCAAGAGTTGAGTGTGTTCATGTCGGGAGAACCTTTAGGAAGGTGATTCGGTATTGGTTGTTCAGAGGCATTCTAGCTACACACCGTTAAGGTTAATGTCAAGCCAAAATGTCGGTGGTGGATAATTAAGCGACGAAGGGCGGCTGACCATCCTTGGACTTCCACGAGATACCGAGGTAGCCGCGCTCGGGGCGATGGGTCACACCGTCCTTATCGACAACCCGGTGCCCGCCGTCGGCAAGCAGGTAGAGTGTCACTGGCCGGTTGATGCGGAACTTTGCACCATTGGCGTAGCTGTAGGTCCGGTAGTCTTCCGAGGAAATATCCACGATCGTCCACGGGGTGATGTCGGGATCAACCGCACTGGTATCCATGTTATGCGTCCTTGAGTTTGACGGTCAGGCGCTCGTATCCGTTGCCTTCGCGTTGGTAATCATCGATGCTCTTCCCCAAGTCTTGGAGATCAGCGGCAAGCGAAAGAGTGTCGAGCGACTTCTTGCCCGCACACCACGAGTTGCTGATGGTGAAACGGTCATCACCAACACCCTTGGTATCGTGTTCACGGAGAATTTCCTTGATCTCTGCTTCGATCACCTTCTTCTCGTGTTCTGCTTCCTTGGCGGTAGCAGCAAATTCCTTCTGCCGGCCGGCAAGCAGCACCAGACGATCGAGGATCGCCGGGTCTTCGATCTTGCGCTTGGCCTTGGGGAAGTTCTCACCGGTGGTGAAGGCGCACTCCTGTGTGAACTCACACAGATTGCACTCACCACTAATCTTGCCCTCAGCCATCAGATCGGCCGGGTTCTCAGCCGCGAAGATCATCTTGGCGCGCTGCTTGGCAGCCTCGTAGATTTTCGGATCGCGTTTGACGACGTAGGGACGGATGTCCGAAAGCCACGATGCGTTGAAGTAGACGATCACCGCATACTCCGGTCGGAACTCAGTGAGTTCGTGGATGAGGCCCATCTGGACCTGAACCTGACCGACGTGGATTTCCTTGGCTTCCTTGATGTTGGCGCGGGGATCGAACGACTTGTATTCGATCACCAAATCCTCGGACAGGATGTCATCGATACCAAGCTGAGCCAGCGCATCCGGATCGAGCCCGGTTGCCAGACCGTCCGGTGTTGCTGACAGGCGGCCCTTACGAAGGGTTTCCTGTTCATCACCGGCGTAGAGCAGTTCCGCGCCTTCGGTCATGATCGCTTGTGTCGCTGGGACAGCGAAGAAGTTTTCGATGATGTCACCGCGCTTGGCGGCACCCCAGTCTTGTTCGTGATCGTCATCCGGATCATACTGGAACTTCTTGAAGTGGACCTTCCTCAGGCAAGAGAAAGCTTCCGACGCACCGACCGATGCGTTGCGGTCATACTTCCATTCCTTCTCGTTGGAATCCGAGAAGGCTTGGAACATGCCATCGAAATTGAGCGCAGCCATTACACCACCATCTCAGTCTTGAGCCCATACTTGCGGCTCGTTAGGTTGAACTTCTGGGCGACACAGGAGCCGGCGTGGAGATCGAAGCAACGGGCCAGTCGGAAGACATAGACCACCACTTCGTTGAGGTTTCGGTTCAGGTCTTCGAGTGAGCCACGAGCGCCTACCATTCCGAAGCGTTCGCGCTCTTGTTTCTTGATCGTGTTGGAGACCATTCCGACCTGAATCGCCAGATCGAGCATGATGTCCTTCGGCATACCGAACAACGGAATTTCCGGCTCCAGATTGAGTTCGAGATCGCAGCGCAGAGCAATGAGATCGCAGCAGATAATCACATCACCAATCTCTTGGATGAGCGCTTCCTGATCGGAGCCGCCGAAAAGAATATCGGTAGCCGCTTCGATCAGTTCACCAGCTTCACCGGCAAGCTCATTGCCCGCATAGGACAGGGTGATGTCGCCGCCGGTATCCCACTCAGCTTGGCGAGCGCGATTGGCATCACGTAGATTGGTGAACTGGGTCATCACTCGTCCTCATCTTCTTCGTCATCGTCGGCGTCGAAATCGGACTCACCAAACATGATGTCCTCATGCCGACCACGAAACTTCGCAAAGTCCTTGAACAGTTCGAGCAGCGGGATGAAGTTCTGGATGACATCCATGGTGGGATCGGTGGCGACCATACTCTCGGCGTGGTAGCGTTCGGTGACATCGATCTCGCCGTCTTGGAATATCACCAGAACTGGTTCATCCTCGGCACCTTCGTTGACCGTTTCCGAGATGGTGAAATAGATCACACCATCTGACACATCGAGATCATCTTCGTCGCCCATTTCGAAGTGGATCATCACGAGGACGAATACTTCGGAGAACGCGTGATGGCTGTGGAAGCTATCGTTACCTTCTTGGATCGCATCCACGTCACCAGCGAATGCGACTTCCCAGTCACCATTTTCGTAGACGACCACGACTGGCGTGCCCGGCAGATCAGCGGCTGGAATTGTTGTATTGAGAGTGAGCAGTGATGCGGTCATTAGAGGACTCCCAACCCCTTGGCCGTGCTGAGGACGATGGTCCGGAACAGGCGGTCCTTGAACTGCTGCTCTGGCGGTAGCTCTTCGAACGGAACCATGCAGGGGTGCGTCTTGGCTTCCGGGTCCTTGACCTCGCCGTAGACCCAGCCATCGGTGACCTTCTCACGCATCCACGATTCATGGCTGGCGCTATCACCAGCGTCCGGGTTGCCGACCACGAAGCGCACACCGGCGATCGCGGAATCCTGCTGCCACTTGGGAGCGTCTTCCCATGCTGGTTGGCTGGTGTCGCCATTGTATTCGCACCATGCGCGATTGGCTTCGTGACATACCCGTGCGAGATTGACAGCAGCGGTGCCGGAAATATAACCCATTGTGTTTACCTTAATGCTGGAGATTTATGAGCCGTCGTCGTCGCGGATCAGGTGGAATGAAGCCTGCTCTTGCGTCTTGAAGGTACCTCGAAGAGCGTGGGTGAACAAGCTCCGGAAGTAGAAAGTGCCACGCTGATGGCCGTTGTATTGGTCGGGGACCTCGAACACCTGCCCGATCGGGAAGTGTAGTTCGGGATCGATACGGGAGAGATTATTCGACACGGATCATGTCCCAATCATCGTAGCCGAGAACGGCTGGGATAATACGAACAGTCTGCAACGCCGCATCGACAGCGGAACGAAGAGACTGGTTGTGGAAACTGTAGCTCTGCGTGACGGTCTCGATAGCGACCCGTGCGATTGCCTCAGCTTCATCTTCATCGGTGGTTATGCCCAAACACTTCCACCCTTCGCCGTTGGGGTTACGACACATCACAGCCCAAACGCTCTCTTGCACGATCATCAGGCAGCTTCTCCCAGCGCCATGAACTCCTCGTAGAGAGCCGGGGTGATCTTGCCGGCTCGTTCCAGCCGTCGGACTTCCTTGTCGAAGGCACCCAGCGCGACCAGTTCATGGAACACCTTACGGGTCCACGAAATATCGACGATAGCGGAGTGAGCGTTTTCCATCTCGACGCCGAAGAAGAAGGGAACCGCTTCCTCCAGCTTGGGCCACTTGTAGTTGGTGCTACCGACCCGGACGACTCCCTTCTTGGGAATCTTGCAGATCGGTGTGGCGGTCTTCATCGTGCAGAGGAAGGGCGATCCGGCGAAGACATCACTCGGCGTCTTGTGGTTCGGTCGGAGGCGAGCGTATTCACCTTCCATCACCTTGGTATCGAAGGCGGTGTTGTGACAAACGATCAGGTCGGCATGTTCCGCTGCGATGATGAACATCTCGACCGCATCGGCGATCGGGATACCCTGCTCTTCGCACATCTCGGGCGTGATGCCGGTGACTTCCATAGCCTTGTGTGAGATGATCGAAGGCGGAAGTTCGCCGGTGGGGTCTTCGTGGAGATACCAGTTGTCGGGCTTGATGAGGGCGTCGAGCGTGATGACATCAACGCCGTGGCGTTCGAGGATGAAACCAAGCTGCGTGATATTCGGCTGGTGGGTCTCACCAGTCTCGGGGTCCTTCCGGGGTAGGCCGGTGGATTCCACGTCGAAGAAGAGGATGTTCATGTCGGGGAGAACCTTGTTGTCCAGACTGCGTTATGTCAAACTGTCTGTGATGTCAAGTGAAAATGGCGGTCAGCGCGAAAAAGGTGGCTGGGCAGGGTCGTAGGCCGGGCCTATCGGGGAGCGAATAGGTGAGCCCTCCGGCGAGCGGACAATCGGCCCCGGTGTGATGTCCACACCTGAAATGGGGAAATCGATCACCAGCTTGGGGATAGGCATGTTGAGTTCGCGGAGCTTCTTGAGCCCTTCGATCAAAGCATCCACTTGCTCCCCGGTGAGAACCAAGCATCCTTCGGTCTGGCCGGAAGCAACCGATCTGATTTCAAACAGACCGGCCCCATCAACGTTCGGGCTGAGTGCGAGGTAATCACCGCTATCATCATCGTAGAGACGCAAGGCATATTCGGTGGTGAGCTTCACAGGAAATACTCCAGAAGAAAGATGATCAGGCCCACCACAGCCGCAACGAACAGTGCGACAAGTTTACTGGGCGTGCTACGAGAACAATCCGGATAATCGGACCACCCATGTGGATTGGTAAGGCTCAGATTATACAGAAGATACAAGGCAAGCCCTGCGACGACGATAACGATGGCAGGTTCGGTCATTGTGTTTCCTTAATGTTACTTTCGCTGTAGCTATGACGTTCTCTGAACGGACGTTCGTAACTTCCTCGGATCACAACATAGTCTCCGGGGATATACCCATTGCATTTATACCGGCTACGGGGTTCAGGATTATTTGAACCCAAAGCGATATGTCTTTTCCCTATCAGTTTATCAATAGGAAAGCACCATAGATGAGTTCCGACTACCCATAGTTCATCGATCTCATCAGGAGTGTATCCATTAAGATGAGATTTAGTTAGAAGTGGGCATCTCTCGTAAGCAAAGTGACCATCACCAAACTTAGACCACTGCGCTGTCTTTACCTGCACACGCACAGCCTTACCTTCTTTAATGTATACGAGGTCGGCTCGGGACTGGGATGCGATTGACATATGGACATCAAAACCTTTAGCTGCCAGATGGGAGGCAACTAAAAGTTCTGATGCTAATCCTAAAGCGGCTGTATCACGAAGCATTAGTGTGTCTCGTGCCAAGCATAACCACACGAAGCTGACGCGTCAACTGGAAGAGCAAAGTTAAGGTAATTACCAGCTTCTAATGCAGCCTTGACACAGACTTCCATGACTTTTTCTTCAAGACCTTCTCTACAAGCAATTTGAATCTCATCGTGGACCCAAGCGCAGAATACGAAATCTTTGTCCCAACCATATTCAAGACCTTCTTCATATAGCATATCTTCCACAAAGATCAGCCACCAGTTGGCGATCGTGGCACCCATGCCTTGCAGGTCGGTGTTGAGAGCCGCGTGCTTGGAGCGCACGAACAGACGACGGCCATCCAGACCTTCGAGGAACTTACGTCCGGCTTGACGCTGGATGTCACGGATCACCTTGTTCAGGGCCGGCAAGTTCTTGAGGAACTTCTGCTTGAGTTCCTTACCAATCTTTGCCTGTTGAACTGGGCTTGAAAGAGGAGAAATAATCTTACCAATCTTCTCGTCGCCCGCCCCATAGAGGAAGGCGTAGATAAAGGTCTTGGCCGTGTCACGCATATCCAGCCCGGCGAGGCGCTGGTTTTCAGAGTGGATGTCACCTTCGAGCAGAACCTGCCCGTAAGCACCACCGTCATACTTCGCCATTTCATGTGCGAGGCAGCGAAGCTCGATACCAGCCAAGTCAGACCCGACAAGCTTGAAGCCTTCATAGACCGTAAACAGCGAGCGGCACTCGTAGCCCCAGCCGCCCTTGAGCCCGAGAATGATGACTTCGACGATCAGATCGCCATCATCATCACGCTTGAAGAACGGCTCGCCATTTTCATCAACGGACTGAGCAAGCTCCTGCCAGTTATCGCAGCGCCGTCCCTTGTGCATCACAAGCACCGGACCACCCTTGAAGATGGCATTCGGGCGGATGATACCGGTCGGCTTGGTGATCGGCTTGAGCGCAGTGATCTTGGGCTTTTTCTTGCGGACGGCCGGGACCTGTGCAAGGTTCGGGAATGCGTGCGTCGCACGGGTGGTGACCGCGCCGCATGGGTTGACGTAGGCGTGGATGCACCCGGTGGTAGGATTGTAGACCTTGAGCCACGCCTGCTTGCCGTCAGCCAACTGGCCCATCAGCTTGCGGATCGCGAGCAGATCGGCAAGGTCTTCGGCGACCGGGAACTTCTCGACGATCCGGCGAAGGATCACGTCGTTCGCTTTGACGTTACCCTTCTCGGTATAGTCCTCATCCTCAGGCTCCCAACCAAGCTCTTGCAGTCGGTCGGTAATCTGGGGGCGTGATGTCGGCTTGAACTCCTGCCAGATGATCGGCGTGAAGTGTGCCCCGGCGCTGTAACGAGCGCGGAGCGGGTCCTTGAAGTTCAGTGCATCCTTTGGTTTGGTCTCGGGGTAGCCATACCACCGGCGGTCAGGGACCAGTTCATCCATCTCGGCGCGTTGCTTGGCGATCGCTTCGCTGGCCGACAGATTGGAATCGAACTTGATCTCAGCGGTTCCCCAGAAGTCAGGGAACTCGCCGCCGTTGACGTTCCGGCCGATCGGTGCTGTGTCCATCCGCTTCTTCGGGATGAAACGACCGGGGAAGGAGATCGCGAGCTTGGCTTCGAGATTGGCTTGCTCGACCGTGAGTTCTCCGGCCAGCATCTTGGCGCGTGGTGCGTCGAATGGGAATCCGTTCTCCTGCTGCCGGGCCATGAGATCACCGAGACGGTGCTGCACATAGACAGCATCAGGGGAAGCCTCGCGGCTCTCGATCATCTTGACCAGAAGGCAGGTGACCTCTACGTCATTGACGCAGTATTCTTCCAGTTCTTCGGTCCACGTCCCCCAGACCCAGAGACGCATTTCCTCGGAGTCCTTGAGGTAACCCCGTTCGAGACCGATCGCTTCTTTGATCGCCTTGTAGTCGCCCTTATACATGCCGAGACGTTGGCCCCAGCTATCGAGCGTGTGCTTGCCGATCAGCTTACCTTCGAGCTTGCCGCCTTCGAACAGACGGAAGTCCTTGTCCTTCTGGTCGGGGAACATCAGACGAGCGAGGATCAGCGTGTCGCGGATACGTGCTTGCGGCTGGTATCCGAAGAGGATTTCCAGCATGGGAATGTCGTAGGCCACGATGTTGTGGCCCCAGATTTCCTCAGCGTCGTCGAGCAGCGCGAACAGCTTGTGGATCGTGTCCTCGCGCTTGTTCTTGCGGAACACCCACCGCTGGCCGGTGTCATAATCTCGGACCGCGACGCAATGGCAGACCGTGACTTGCTCAAGCAGGCCATCGGTTTCCGCGTCGAATACGAGACGACGATATTTTTTCGGCTTGAGCTTCAAGGGGACTACCTATCGGAGGAAGGTTTTGTTAACCACAAAACGCCGTCACTGTCAATTCAAAATGTCGGTCACGGACAGCAGCGAGGCGATCCGCCGCAGACATTTGCGTAGTGACCAAACTCGAAGTCCTCGGGTTCTTCCGGCCATTCGGTTGCCTTATCGCAGACGTTGCAGCAGAAGAACAGGATACCATTGTCCTCCCACAATCCGTCTGGGAGTTCATCAGGCGTAGAGGTCTGGGTCATCATCGTTTCCGTTCATAGCAGACAAGATAATGAAAGCACAGACGATGATGCTCACCCAGAGCAAGGCGTCCGTGATCTTTTCAATGAGTTCAAATGTCGAGGGCAAGTTGGCCTCCATCAGTAAAGTCGTGTTCTTCTTCGTCCACCGGATCATCGTATTTGATGTAGCCGGCATTGATCGACATATTGCGGCCGATCTCCTCGAAGAAGCCGTGGTAGCCGTAATCGTGGCAAACGACTTGACCGTTAAGCATTCCGAAATTGGCGTAGTGGATGTCGTGGAGAACCGACGGGATGACACCGCCTCTTGTCCGCATCAGGGCTGCCTTGAAGTCCTTGTCGCACTTGAAGGGCTCTGTCCGTCTCTGGGTTAAGACATTCCCGTAGGGATCGATGTCTACGCAAGGTGCGAACCAGTCAGAGATCGGCCATTCCTTCATCTCCTGCCAGACCAGCCATTCGGTCTGGTTGTGGAATGTCCGGGCGGTGGTCTCGACTTTCATCACAAGCGTCGGGTCATGGATAACCTCGTAGACTTCACGAGATGCCCCAGCGCCAATGCATTTTCCCAAGAACATTGTGAGGATGGAGTTCTTGAGCGGGTCCACGTAATTCCAAGGATTGCTCATCGGTCTCTTGGTTCCTCCATGACATCCATAAGCATCTCATCGATCTCGACGATGCTGGACAATCCGTTGTCCATCTGGATGGCGATAATCATGCGTGGAACCTTCCCTTGTTGAGCGTGATGATCGTCCGCTTGCCGTTTTGATACGTGATGATGTGGCTGTGCGACCACGACGAAGGGCCCTTGTTGTAACCCATGTCGAGGCTACCAGAGACGCCACCAACGTAGGCACCATCGCGGATGGCCGGGCTGTGGGTGTGGCCGGTATTCGACTTACGGCCTGATCGGCTGATCGCCAGCGGCGAACCCCGCGACCCGTTTGGTCCAAGGTGGCCGTGCATACCGCATTCGATGTCGCCGCAGATGATGAAAGACTGATCTTCGTTGCAGAACACAACGTCCTCAGGTGTTCCCATCTCCCGCATGACTTGCTGGAACACGTCCGGCGAACTGTTCCCGGCCTGCATCTCCATGTAGAGCCACTTCTGGCAACTCAGGAAGAACAAGGCGTTCTCAGGATCATCACGATAGTCGGCCGTCTTGAGCCACTTGAGAAGGGCTTGGTCGTGGTTGGATTCCACAATCACTGACGTGCAGTCATCCCGATGAATTTGCTTGATGAACTCAGCGCAGCCATTCAAAGCCAACTGGACATTGTTGTTCTGTCCGCCGCGAGTGTGGGCAGCAAACCGGAAGTGGTGGTCCTTGATGTTGTGGTGGTTGCGCGGCGAGAAGTCGCTGAGGTCGTGGAAGAACTCATACTTCGGCCGCAGCCGGTGGATCAGCGGCAGCGGGCGCGGATCGTGTGGGTCTCGGAAATTGTCGATGTCCCAAGCTTCCTGCGACGGGACATGGTATCCCCACGTCAGCATGGCGACTTCGTGATCCAGCTTTTCGTGGTGAATGTCACCATAGCTGATCGCTTCGACGCGGTGATTGGTCGTCACACCTTGGCTGGTGACATAGCGATCGAGATCGTAGAACGAGCCATTCTCAAGATCGGTGGTCAGCAGGTGCCGGCAGTAGGTAGCACCGTCCGGAGTCATCTCGACCAGCACGGCACCAATCTGGTGGTGGAAGGTGGCCTTGATACCGGCCTTCTTGCGGACGTAGTTCGGTAGCGTGACCGAACCCGTGGTCATCAACTGCTTGGCACGCTCGTGCTTCATCGTCGCCACCGATTCCAACTGGACCTTCGGGTGCGGGAAGACGCCCCAGCGAGCGCGGGTGTAGGTGGCGAAACCAGACAGTGGGGTAACAGCCGTCGGTAGCGTGTTCATCTCGCCGCAGAAATCCACTTCGTCGCCCAGCCGCACGCGGTCATGAACGATGAAGTCATCCACAGACGGGTGGAAGCCGACTTTGGATGAACGGGTGTCGTGATCCTCGAACAGCTTCTTGCTGTAGGTGAACCCTGAAACGATGATCTCACATTCGCCCAGCCAGTGGGCGTAGACATTTAGCGCGTTCCAGAAGTCCTCGTGGATGTCCGAACTGTCTTGAGCCGAAGTCAGGATGAAATAGCGAGTGTGATCCAGCGGTTCGTAAACCGTCGGCCGGAGCGGACGGTTCGATGAGAACACGAACTCGATCTGTTCACCGAGGTCTTCCTGCACTGCAATGTTTCGCTTCATGCGATAACGCAGTGTGGACTCGGCGATGTTGAGGGCGCGGGCAGCCGGGCGGATACCGCCGTGCTGGGCGACCAGTTCAAGATATTCCATGGGACCTCAGTTCAGAACGAGCGGGCCGGACTTCGGCTGGCCGGGCTTGGGTGCAAAATCGGGATGGGAGTAAGCGATGCCGGCAGCACCGGCCTTGTGACGCCAGTCCCAGACGAACCACGAATAGTTGTGGCGCGGCGATCCGGTGGAGCCAGCAACCCAGCGCGGGCGCTTGGAGACCACGATTTTCTTGTGGAAGGGTGGGAGACCGAACAGTGGCATACGCCCCTTCGAGCAGTCGTATTCGTTCCGCAGGAACATCGCGACTTGACCCTTGACCGGCTGCATGAGCTTGAGGGCGTGCTTGATGAACTCTTCCGGGAGATCACCGGCGTAGGGTGGATTGGAAACGATCGCCTTGATCGAGGGATCAGGCAGCTTGTCCATCTTGAGGAAGTCACCGATCGTGAAGCGATCTTCGTAACCATAATCGATGATGTCGCTCGACCAGACAGTGTGGCCGAAGTCCGTCAGACGCTGCGAGATGTCACCCTTGCCGGCCGCGCATTCCCAAACGTTGGGATGGATGTTGACGTGCTGGAGAAGGCAGTCCACGTTCTCCGGCGGCGTGCAGTAATGATCTGCTTCGATCCGCTCGTATCCGGAGTCGCCAAGCATGGCGGCGTCCTTCTTCTCCAGCGCCTTGCGTCGGATCATTTCCTCGGCGATCGCGAGAGGAACGCCCATTCCCATTGCGATCTCCTCAGCGGTTCCTTCGCGCCAGTTCAGTTCAGGTAGCGATGTCATGTTATTCCTCGGAACTCAGCGTGGTCATCATGACACCCGCTTCTTGAAAAATGGCGCGTGTCGCGGCGAGGCTGGTTCCCCACCGTTCA